CACGTTTGCCATGTTCTAACCGAGACTTGTTTTCGATAAATTCTTTTAACGGAGACGGTGTCATTAAGGAGGAAAGAGATGATGTATCCATACTTATACCCCAAGTTGTATAGCAGTCTTTCCCATTTATGTAAAACTCTCTCGATGCCATTTTATAGTTTATTGTTAAAAATTGAAATCATTCTATCAAATTTATCGCCAAATTCAAGAATTGGCTTCGTGTATTTTGCAATGTCTTCTAAGTAGCTGTTGGTAATCACGTGTTGATTAAGAATGTTATTTAATATAGAATTGCTATTAGTTGATACAGATAAAAGAGAATTTAGAGAGATTACGGCTGAAATCATTTGATTTTTGATTTCTTCACCAGAAAGCTGCAAAGCTGTAAACCGTCCGTTTAATTCTGATGCTGCATCTTGTGACATGGTTTCAAAACCTCCGACCGTTGATTCTTGTTCGGTGGTAGAACCTGTTCCAAATTGTGCATTGATAGCGGCGGCTCCCGCTTCGGCTCCTTGAATGATTGAATTTTTTAGGTTATCCAGTGCGGACTGTTCTTCCGGGTCGATTTCTCCGTCTCCTGTTGCCTCCGCCCACATCTCATACCATTTGCGCATTTCCGGTTCATATTGCTTTACATACATGGCTTTAATGAGAGCTTTTCTCATATAGTCTGCGATGTCGTCCGCAATGTCCTCCGCTCCTTTCTCCACATCATACAAGGACTCTAATATGTCATCGGAGAAAGATTCAAAAGATATGCCTGTGGCGTTCTCCATCTCTCGCTCTGCCGTCGATTTAATATTATTCTCCGCTTCGATAATCTGCTTTATGTATTCTTGCGCTTCACTATCCAGCTGTGATATAAATAGAGGAGCTTCCGACATTAGTTTTTCTAATTGCTCAACGGGAAGGTTAAATAAGTTAGTCATGTTTTTTGACATCATCATAGCCAATTCTTGCGCAGATATACCTAGTGCGGATGCGGCTTGCTGCCAACCGGCGGCGGACATACCGTAAAAATCTTGATACCCTTTCGATTTTTCCCCGGACTCCCTAGATTTGTAATATTGTGCTCCTAATACCCGTGCCGAATCTGCCTGTTTCTTGTATAATTCTATCGCTTTGTCATAGGCAGCCTGTGCGTTTTCTCCCGCCAGCGAATCGGCCAATTCCAATTGCTTCTCGATTATCTGATCCAATATATCTATATATGACTCGTACACCTCCTTTGCTTCTTCGTACTTTTCATACGACGACTCTTGTTTAAATAAGCTTACTATTTTTGTTGCTACTTGCAAGGCTGCACCTACAATTGACAGTATTACGGAGGCTTTTTCTACATTCTGAATTGCCGTAGATGCAGCTTCGGCCGTTCCTGACATGGCAGTAGAAGAACTATTTGCAAGTGTTACAATACCATCAATCATTTGTAACGTAGAAGAGGAGATACTTCCGGCTGCGGATATGATTTCACCGACCGTGCCCCCTATTGTATCTCCAAGTTCTTCAAACTCTCTTTCTACCTTAGATAAAGTTTTATACAACTCCTGCCACTCTTTAATACTTCGTTTATCCGGCGATGTGCTTTCTTTACTTTTTACATTGGCGATTCGGTCTTTCGTTGCCGTTACCTTTGCACGCTGCACTGCAAGTTCGTTTCCGTTTGTCCCTCCTTCATTTTCCATGCGTGCTAATTCCTGTTCCGCTTCGGTAAGCAACCGTTCCAGTTCGTCCAAACTCATATTTGTTATACTATTTGCCCACGTCTTGAACGAAACTTCACGCATGGCAAATTCTTTATCAATAGCGTTTAATGCTTCTTTCCGCTGATAGGACAATTCAGTCTTTTGCGCCTCCGTACCTCCCGCTTTTTCCAGATTTGCTAAATCATTCTGGTATTTCTTTTCAACGCTTAAACGCTTTGTTGTATAGTCTTGATACTTGGCGAGAATATTGTTATAATAATTTGCCGTTTCGTTGGCCTGCTTCTGTTTGGTGTATTCTGACATGTTGTCAAACATCGATGTATCAACAGAGACAGAGGAAGGGTCAAACGCCTTTTTCTTGTAGTTCTTATCTTTGGCGGCTTTGGCGTTCTCCTCTGCTTCAAATATTTGTCTTTGCGCCTCCGTAATTTTACGGATATATTCCTGCTTCTGTCTTTCGATGTCTTGTAATTCTATTTTGTTGTTCAGTTCACGTTGCGCCATTTCTTTGTCTATGCCGTCCTCCATCGCATTTATCCGAGCCTGTTCTACTTGGTTCTCCAAATCCGTATCAAGTCGTATTCGTTCACTTGCATTTTTTTTACGGAGTTCTTTAATCCTGTTCAGCTGGTCGGTATAGGCGTTTATGTCAGTCGATCCAGTGGAGTTTGCATTGGGAAGAGCAAAAGCACCTACATCGATAGATTTTATTACTGCGTTATTTGCATCTTCAAAATCTTTCATTGCTTTTGTATTATTCTCCAACGCCTTAGCCCTGCGATTGTATTCTTTTGCTTCTGCCGTTAACGCCGTAACCGGTTCCGCCTTTCCCCCAATTGTGGGACTCGTTATTATGTATTTTGTTTCTGTCGCAGTTCCCGCCTTTGTACGTTCCTTGTTCCTATTAAGCCAATTAGTATCCGCATTTATCGCCTTTTGTAATTGATACATTTTACCGTAATTCTCCTCTACAATTTTCATTGCTGCTCTTGCCTGCGCAACCTTCAATATGTTTTCGGTCAAATTTTGGTAAGCATTAGCCGCATCCCCTACTAGAATAGCCTCGTTTGTCAAATTACTGAAAGATTCGGGATATTTCCTTTGTAATTCGTCTGCTGCTGCGTTTCGCTCCTTTAAGGATCTGGTTTGGTCTTGTGTAGCTTTATATAAAATATCCAACTCCACACGCTCCGCCGCCGATTGTTTTGCGGCTTCGTCCATAACCCGGCTTAAATTCCGTACATTAGTCGCTGTTTTATCCACAGCGGCAGAAGCTCGGAATAATGTACTGATCCACTCCGTAATCTTGTCTCCATACACGACAAGCAAAGTAGTTGCGACAGAAAGCCCCGTTTGTAAACTGAATACAGATTTTAATAGCTGCTTCCCCACAGGTATGGCACTTTTCCCGGCTCTCATTAGCATTTGGTATTCTTTTCGAGCCGACGAGAGGGCATCTTGAAATGGACCTATGTTATTACTTATCGCTAAAAAAAACATTTGTGGACCGAATGCCAGTGCCGGAAGTTCTCGTGCTATTTGTGTGACACTGAATCCCAAAGCATCGAATCTGTTTTTTGCTCCTGCCGCATATTTGTTCATTGACAAGGATGCATTGTCTAGCTGTGTTTGGGTCTCCTGCAAATTTTTCAGTAGTGCAGCCCCTTCTAAGCTCTCCCTTTGAACTCTGGATAGGTTCATGTAGTCGGTAGTAAGTAGTAGCACTTTCGCATGTAGCCCGGCAATAGAATCTTCTGCTATCTTTCCGGCTACACTTTCAGCTCTCAAATTAGCTTCATTCTCTTGTATAGCTTTTGCGAGTTCGTCGTGGAGTACAGTTAATCGGGCTTGTGACTGAATATATGAATCCAAATCCATATTGCCCTCTTCGTAGAGTGTATTTAATCCAGATTGCATCTTTTCTACCTGCTGCAAAGCGAGTATATTGCTCTGTATGTCTTTCGTGTATTGTTGCGCTTCCTTAGACATTTTGTTAAATGCGTCCCTGCTTTGTTGGTCCAGCCGTTTAAAATTCTCTCCCAATAACGAAAAATCGATGTCTTTACCGAGGTCTATTTTAGTGTTGTTAGTCTTATTATATACCTTTGAAAGCTCATTTTGAATTTGATGTATTTTCTTTAATACATCGTCATTCGTTCCTGTAAATTTAAAATTTATTCCTGACATACTTTCTTATTATTTTATTGGTTTATAATGTCGTCAATCCTTGAAAATACTTTTGATTAGTTTCATGTTTGCCGGGTCATCGGCATTTATTACGGCTCCTCCTTCCTTTAAATGTGCCGCCTTCCATTCTTCTTTGGTTAAACAAACGCTATCTGTGTGGTCGTAGAATAACATTTGCAATGAAGTAAGATTTATACCCCATACAACATAGTCCATAGTCCAGCCATAACGGGCACAAGCAAAATCTATCAATCCCCCAAATATGCTATTTCCCCCAAATGTTACTACATGATCCTTATTTCTAACTTTGGCTATCTTTCTCCGATTTTCGATTTCCCTGTCTAAGCCGAAATGTTTAATAAAATCTTGCAAGTCCGTATTTGTGATAACCGTAAAAAAGAGCGTTGCCAAATCCTTTATATCAACATTATTAAGAACGGATTCCCGTTCTTTTAGTAAATCCTCATTAAAAATATCTCTTTTGCTTCGTATTGTACTGTATGCCAATATTCGCAATACTACGTGCTTATTTCCCTCACATAATTTTATAACCTCCTCGAACGGTTCGTTTTTTGCGCGTTCCGGGTCTATATTCAACTGTTTTTTCAAGCTACCTAAAATAAGCTCCCGCCCCAAAGTTGGGGGATAGATGCAATATTCTTTGCCGTCTACTTCAAACCGTACCGGCACATCGCCCAGTACATCACTAATTTTTTGTGAAATCTTTTCCATACGCTTAAAATATTTCAAGTTTATCTATTTCTTCTTCAATCTTCGTTTTTAATTTCAGTTCTACTTCCGGCCATTTTCCCCTTGCCCATAACTCCGCTGATGCAAGTACGTCCTTATTATCCATCGCTTCTACAACCCCCGCATAATTCATTCCGGCGACTACAACGAGCGAAAAATCGGAACTTTCGGCAACGGTCTTTGAAGTTTCTTCTAAATAATTTTGTCCTTCTTGTTTTCCTTTGCTTCCGTTCCCTTCCGGTGCGGACGTTGGCATAAAGCCTCCTCTTTGGGCTTCTTTTCCTTCATATAACACAATATATCCTACCGAGCTACGCAAGTTTCCGGTATGGTCGTACCAACTTTTATCACCTGCTCTATCACGAATTTTTGTAACGCATTGTTCACCGAGTTCTGATAAAGCCCGAATAGTAAGACGCTTGATTATCTCGTTACATTTTACGACATATCCGGCCGGGTCAATCCTCTTTGCCATTCTCCTCTCCTTTCCGCTTCTGTTCGAGCCTATCGGCCGCATTCTTAATTATTCCCGCCAATATACGAGCGTATGACACGCTTAAATCACGATAGACATTGCCGACATGGAGACGGATAACTGTTCCGGTGTCCTCAACTTTGACATGTCCGTACTTTACACGTTTCACCATAACAAACAATATTTAATTATATCACAAATATCTCTCTCGCTTATTTATTTTCGATTTGCTGGTTTTTATCCTTGAAAACGATAATCCATAAATCGCCTTATTTTGCCTTGTTTCTCAAAAAAATAGGGAGGGGTATAGTCTTAAAAGTCGCAGTACTTTTGCAATGTCTCATTTGTTTTTTCCCTATTCCCTGTATCGGCGTTAGTATATACTCTTTCGGTGTCCCGTATGACGCTATAATTGTCCCGTATATTTTTATATAAATTAAAGAAAATCCCTTAGAATTTCTTCGTCACTTAATTCATTAAAGCTCCTGTGATGATAGTCTAAGGAATAGCAAAGTAAATCCACAAATTCATCATGGGGCTTTGCCGGGAAACCGCACACTTCATCAATAAACGTGTCATTCCAATCCCCTCCAACAAGATATACCCTTCCGCTTTCCACATAAGGGGATGCAGCATTGAGTCTTGTTTCTTTGCTTTCTTTTGGAGAGGGAGTAGATACGACATTTAGATCAGTACTCTCATACAATTGGTCAATTACTGAAAGCCCGTTTGCTTTGGGTTCAATGCGAACGGAACTTCCTTTTCCGTAGCCATTATCTCGTACATAAGAGGGAAGGAAACGACATAATTCGGGGAATTTCATATTAACTTTCTTGGAACATACAATGTATATGTTGTTACCAATCATACAAGAACCGAGTATACCTGTCGGGTCATTAGATGTTTTTTCCGTATACGCCGTATCGACAAAGAAAATTATAGGCTCGTCCATACGTTTCTTTTTGAAGTCAAACGCCGAAATACGACCGAACCATGCCTCTTTGATAATGTTTCCGCCTTCAATAGTCGGATGCTGTTGATATAACGCCGAAAAGAATCGCGGAGAACGTTTTTGTGCATCAAGAAGCCTTCCTAATGAATGGCGTTCTGGCCATAACGCCTCGCCTACCTCACGCGGATCAAAATCATTCCCATCATCAAGAGTCTCGCGTATAGCCGGGATTGAGAGCACCGTCCATTTATCGGCTTCTCTCTTCAATATGCGCCCAGCTAGGTCATCATCATGCCATCTCGTCATAATAAAAAGCTGCTTGCTCTCATTATGCAGACGAGTAAGTAATACGGACGTATACCAATCCCATACCCTTTCCCTATAAACAGGGGAATACGCCTCCATAGCATCTTTTACCGGGTCGTCAATAATGGCTATATCTACTGGCGTTCCAGTCAAAGAACCACCGACACCAACCGCCTTATAAAAACCTTTATGCCCCACCGTCTCAAACATATCCACATTGCGCAAATAACCTTTTACATTCGTCCTGACATTACTTCCATTAAGATAAGTATTTGGGAATATAGCTTGATACTCCTTGCTATCTATAATACGCTGAATAGAAAGCGAGAACTGTTCTGCAAGATTAGCACTATACGATGTACCAACGATTTTCAGATCAGGATTGCGCCCAAGAGCATACGCCGGAAAGGAGCGAGATATAATTTCCGATTTGCCATGCTGCGGGCTTACGAATACCATCAAATTCTTTATCTTGCCCTCCAAAAGTTTTTGGCAGTTGTCTGCTATAACCCTATGGAACCACTGTTGACTGTATTGCGGATTCATGTATGGGATGAACTTACACAAACGGTTTGGAGCGTCCATTCTCAATAATATCCGCTCCAACTCCAATTTCCTCTTAACTTGTGCATCAGTCAGTCTCATTCCTCACGCAATTTCTCCAAACGTTCTAGCTCATCTAGCATATCTTCACGGGACATTTCCTCTTCGGTCCTATTTATGTTCATTTCGGTCGGTGAATCAAACCCAAGCATCTTACAGATACGTTCAATAGCTTTTATTTTATCATATAACTCTATCTTCACATACTCAACATCCACTATCTCCGGCTCATCGCTTGTGCCGATATTCTTTTTCAATATTTTGGTCGAAATGCTCTTGATTGCTGATTTTTCCTTTTTGGAAAGTTTGTCAAATTCTTTGCGCTCTATCCAAGTATTGTGCATATCAGCTATGGTAGAGAAAGCGATGCCAGATAATTCCTGCAAAATACGCTCTTTAGTTATGTCAGACTTCTCTTTTTGTTCTTCTTGCAACTCTTTTACCCTTACCGCAATCTTACCGTTATTTAACAGTTCAGACGCTTTAATATTTACCGTTTCACCCTTCATCTTCTCACATGAATAGGCACGACGATAAGCATCGGAAGCATTACCGCTTTCAATGTAATAATTGCAAAAGTTCTCTTGTTTGATTGTAAGTCCTTTCATGTTTTTTAGTTATGATAGGTTATATATAACTTCATATACATTTTGCGTTAAGTATGCCGAACGTATTCCCGGCATACTTAAACACAAATTCAATCATTCTTCAAGCTACTTGCAAGAACACTTCTGCAATCTTTCGGCTTCTTTCAGTCGTGTCAGATGGTAATTTCCATCACCCCGTAAACTGCATAAGCTTTTATATTCTTGCTTTTGCTTATCGCTACTATAAGGGTTGAGGGATAAGTAGGAGTCGAACCTACACAAGTATCGTCTGATTTCTCGCTTTCGTCCGTAGATTGGCTATCCTACGATCTTTAAACTACTCAACAAATGTATTACTCTCAGCACGGTCTTGATGACTTCCATTTCTATGCGCACTTGAAACTTCCGTTCATTAGTCTTAGCACCCTATGACCATTTTATCCCTTAGTGGTGGTAGCAGGGATCGAACCTGCATGAGTTGTGTCTTTGCGGCTTCCTGATTTTTAATTCAGTCATTCCTAAGATGTCTCGCATGTTGCAGGTTTGGATATTAACTGTTATCATGGAATTTTTCACCTTACATCTTGATTAGCGTCTACCAATTCCGCCATACCACCAAATTTGCGTGTCTTTCCACGCTGTCAGATTGTTTGCAGTACCAACTAAATGCAAGGAATCGAACCTTGTCGCTTACTTTACACAACCTCAATCAACGAGCCGAGTTTAACGGCATTAGAGCGGAAATAGGGAATCGAACCCCACTCTTTGGCTGGAATGTAAAAATCTTCATTTTTTGTTCTTTTTACGGTGTAAATATATAAAAAGTGTATGAATTTCATGCATAATTCAACATTATTAACCTTTGAGGGCTATTATACGATTTCGTAAGGCGGAGAATCGTAAGGCGGTATTAAAAGATACGAAAAGTAAGCACATATGTAAATATTGTGAAGTATCTTGGTATCTATTGAAATTCATTTTATCTGAATCATAATAGAGCTAATGCTTGTGTTACAATCGGTGTTAGTTGATTTGCTGCTATTCCCGTAGCAATACCTTGTATAGCGTTCAATGCCAATTTTAGGGTTTTCTTACCCCAAGATGGTTTATTACACTCTTCTTTTATCGTATCAATTGCCATTTTTAGGTCTGAATTATCTATATCACTTGCTTTTTCTACAAGCTGAGAGATTACACTTTGTAGTTTTTCTTTTTGATCTTGGTCTGATATATATAATGTAAGATCACTGTCTGAAATATTTCCTGTATTGACATTACCATCTCCTGTATTAGCTACTACTGAATTAATATAATAATTATTCATAATATTACTTATCACTTTTTGTCCTTCAATTTTCGAAAAATCAATACCTGTATCAATTTTTTCGTCTAAATCTAGAAAAAATGACAACAGCTTTGACTTAAATTTATCAACAATACACACCAATGAAGACACTGAGAACTCCTGCCATACTTTTTCTACATTCCCAGAAACATATTTGTTTACTTCGGTATATGCCATGGATGGAGAATTAATAGATACATTGCCAGTTTTTTGGCTACTGCCTATATTTTCTATTTCGTTTAGTGAATGAACAATGCACACATGGCTCATGCAATCATTTATGATAGCATTATCAAAAATACCTTGAGGAATTATGATGTTTTGATACATTCCCACAAATGGTTGTGAAACATTGGCCTTTACAATAGCATTGAGAATTCTATAATCTGGAAGGTTTTCTGCATCTGGATATCCATTTTGTTCGTTTCTTATCCACATTTCAAAGTCATTATTACCCAATTTGGATGCGACTATCTGAGCTTTCAATAATATACCTTTAATCGGCTTATCATCGCCTAAGTCTTGAATGATTTTGTTTATTATCTCTTTCATAAGCATTATTTCATTCGAAAAATATTCATAGGAATAACCTTCGGTTTACAGACAAACCAATTAATAAAATCAGCCTTATTAATGCGCATCACACTCATTAAATCCCCATCGGTATATCCTAATTCGTTTCGATATAAATTTAGTGTTTCTTCCCACATCGTAGGATGTTCTACAGGAAGAGGTATTGGTTCAATTCTACTATATCCTTTTTTGGAAAAGTATATTTGCAAATTACGATACTGCTGATATGTAATAGCGTCCAAGTCCCTAGCCCTTCTAACTAAAGCATGCATAGATACTCGCCATTTTCTTTTGAGTATACCTAATATTTGTACATTCAAATTTTGCAACATTGGAAAAATTTCCTCCTCTGGCATTAAAAATTCTGAAGCAAATTCATCCGCTTGACGTTCTGCATCATCAGAAGAACAAGGCGGATTTTCTAAATGCATCACCAAATGTCCTAATTCATGAGCCATTGAGAAGCGAATTCTGTCATTAGGCATTTGATTGTTAATAAACATTACTTTCTTATCGGAATCTGTTATTGTTGTTAATCCATCTATTTTATCGGTTCCAAAATCAAAACGAATAATAATAACACCGTTATTTTCAAGCAATGTTGATAAATTGGGAACTGCACCATTGAAAACTTTTAGTTTATATCGTATATTACGAGCAATTTCTTTAGCTGACAAATTTTCATTTGGGATATAATTACCTAAAGTGTATTCTGGCAATTCAACAGCAGACATTAATTCATCAATGATCGCTTTGAAAATCTTTACTTTGGCAACAAAAGAATCTATTATTTTATTTGTAACAGTAAGTTTCTTTCTATAATAGAGATGCCCTAGTGGAGAAATCCCTTCACTACGCATAAAAAATGTTTCGGGAAAATCGTAGTATTTACACAATTTTTCCATTATATCTCTTGGTAGCTCTTGAAGTCCGTGCTCGGCTTTCGATAAAGACGATTGAGATATTCCTACAGCCTCAGCAACTTCTTTTTGCGTTTTTTGCCTTAACAATCGAACTGTTTCAAGTAATGAGAAATTTATATTATTCATACAGCCTCTTTATTGTGGTTCGTTTTCTTAAATCTGGGTTTCTGTGCAACAATTTCTTTGTTTTCACTTTCTATTTCTACAACATCTACTATTTGTTGTGTCGGAATAGAATATTTCCATAAAGTGTTTTGTCCTTTAATATATTGCAGACTTAGCGTATTTATATTTTCCCTAAATGTATCTAATGTATATACTATGGAAATGACATGGCATCCTAATTCTTGATTTCGAATTTTATCCTCCTGCTTAGTCCTATTTCGAGTGCTATCTGCCAATTTTATGATAAAAGCATAACCTTGATATTCAAAAAATAATCGTTCATTTCCAGATATATTTGAAGTAAAAACAAAATGTTCTGAGGTCATCTGAGCAGAAAGTTCATTTTTTATTGCATTATATATATCTTCATGAAGACAATGAGATATTACGCTCATCGAGTTGAGCCCTTCGCGAAATTTTTCCTGTGTTTTACTTAAACCTGTTGTAACTCCAATTCTTAAACATTCTTCAAATTTATCGGTCAATACGGATGCTTTAAATTTATCCGAATTGAATTCATGCTCAGCAGGAAACACTGAACATTGCATAATTTCTTTTGTCATAAATTCATTTTTTACTATTCATGACAACAAATGTATAAAAAATATTCCATTCGCCGGCAACATTCTATATTAAAATATTCTATCGATAAAAAAACATCTTGTTTTATAGACATATATGACACATCTATAGTAAAAAGGCTATGTAGATTGTGAGTGTACACCGATGTTTATGAAAACGCATGGTTGGAAATAGTCTAATTACTAAGGCGAAATTCAGTTTAAAGTAAAATCCCCCATATCTTCGCAAATAAAGACATGGGGATTAATGTTTATTTATTGAGGGGTCAAATTATCACTTCAATTTTCAGCTTTCCGCCGAGACCACGCTCCACGACATCATATAAGGTTTTCAGAGTAATGTTCTCGCCATCGTTTTCCACTTTTGAAATGAAGGTGCGCTTCTTATCTATCTTGCTGGCAAGTTCGGCTTGCGTCATTTCCTTTTTCTCTCTTGCACTACGTATTTTGAACCCGATCCTCAAAGCTTCAAGTTCACGTTCTATTCGGTCTCGTTCAGGAGTACCGACTTGACCATAATATTCATTTTTGATTTGGTCTAATGTCTTTGTGTTCATTTACCAGTTTCCTTTCTTGTAAGCCAAAACTTATGTGTTTTATCCAAAAAAACCACATGAAATGTGTCTCCAACAATATGTCCAATGATAACCGCAGAACCATTTATATGTATTCTTGCCCAATTCGCATCTTCAGGAACATGTTTTGGATATTCGAACATCGTCTTATCTTTGGGAGGGAAAGAACCATATATAGCAAATTTGTCTCCGTCAACCTGCCCCATAAGTGGGGAACAACAATAACCTTTCAATGTTTCCATTGCATGACTTAATAGACCTGCTTGCTGCCAATCCTTAAAAGAAGAACCGTATTTTTGAGTGGTATCGAGATATTGGAAAGAAAGTTTAAAATTAGAAGCACGGTATGAGTCATTTACACTTTGTTTATTTTTAGCAAAAAACGTAGTTTTTTGTTTGCTTTTATATCCCGCCATTGATTTCTGTTTTATAGAACAAACGTGTAGTATCTTTTGAAATCAATTCGTTGCATTTATCGGCTTCAGAATATCCCTTACGAGCTTCTAGCCAAGGCTTTTCTTTGTGAGTGGCGGCTTCCAATTCTATACCAGTCCATTTAGAAAGGTCGCCTAATACAGATAAAATTAAATCTTGCTGATCTTGAGTAAGCTTCCCAAATTCTACATCTACATCTTCTCCTTCCTTCTTAGAATAGATAAGGTCACTATATAAAATAGACTTATCTTTTAAACTATTATACACTTTACGGCTAACAGGACCATGTACCCAAGCCTCGAATTGGTCCGTTACAAGCTCTTTATCAAAGTATGCAAGGCAATACGCATCGCAGTAAAAAATTAGTTTTTGTAGTTTTAAATGCGACATAGGTCCGTAGTGCTTCAAAATATAATCTGAAAATACCACAGAATCAATTTTTTGTAAGCTCTTATGCATTTTCATGTTTGAAACAATTTAGTGTCACAAATGTATTTTATAAACGACATATATACAAGCATAAATAGGTGAAAAGTATGTTTTTAACATATTAAACGGATAAATTGGTGAAAGATGTTTCCCCAAAAGTTGTAGCAGAAAAGATGAAAAGAAAGCGATGAAAAATTAATCTCACCGCTTTTTATATGCCTCAAAATAGACGTGTGTAAACAAATGCCAAATTAGAGTTGTACAAACATCAATTCTTTAAATCAAAGGAATTATCCGTATTTTATCGAGCAAGCCACAAACAAGGCCATAGCGCCGAATATGGCACTTGCTACTGCGATTATGGTAGTTATAATCCATTTCCAGTCTATGGGATTGCGTAAGTTAGGATTGGTGGCAAAATAAATTTTTCCATATTTCGTTATGCGGACATCTTCAAGTTCATGCCCCTCGTTCCATAGACCTTTGACAAGACCTAATCTTTCCAGCGAGTCTACGCACGAAATGAATATATGGTGCGGATAAGTGTTTGGGCAGACAATCCCGCTGCTGATTAAACGCAACACTTGCTTCTCCTGTTTTGATAGCTTGATTTGCTTCATGGTTGCCACTATTTATCGTCTTTCCTGAATGGATTGAAATCCGGGTCTTCATCTTCATAAATAATGCCGTCAAGGTACATATTGGTATTGGCTTCATCTTGCCAACGCTCAAACACGGCACGGTCGGCCTCGTCCCAGCCGGTGCGTTCTTCGAGTGTCATAGTAGCACGCTGGGCTTCGATATGCTTGATTACTTCTTTTTCTTGTTTCCTTTCCTCATCAATCTCTTTAATTACTTCCTCGATAGAAGAATAACAGGATTTGGCATAGCAGCATTCTGTACCGCCATAGATAAAAGTAACGGTTTTTTCCGTTTCGCCGATTATTTTATATTTCTTCTTCATTGCTCTACAAGTATTATTCTATAAGTGCCATCTCCTTCTATCCTACGTTTCTTAACCAAGAACTTAGTTCCTTTGTCAAACAGAATTTCATGTTGATTTTCAAGTGTAAATATACCATTAAATTCTGATATTTTGCTGATATTGCGTCCGTTTTTGCTTTGTATCTCAAAGATTACACGCTTGTGACTCTTGGGTATTCCGGCATGTGATATGAACTTCATAGGTGTATCCATGTAAAGGCTGGACGAAATGAAACCCTTATCGGACACTACATCGCCGATATGGTCAAGGAACCGTTCTTGAAGTTTCTTTATGCTCATGGTCTCTCCACGATAAACAACACCTTCATATTTGGGGAGCCTTGATAAGGCTTGACTTATCAGACGGCTTGCCACGTCCACATATTCATCTTCCGTTCCATTGCGTAAACGGCGGTTAATTTCACGACTAGTAGCCCTCTTGTTGCCAGAGGAGATGGCTTGGGTATAGGCATTGACCGCAGCTTGCTGCACTTCGGGAATATGCGGATAGATCTTGTTGTAATACTCTACACGGCTCATAGCAAGATTTGTCCTGCGCTTTCGAACAAAGGTTTTCTCTGTCTTGTTATAAACATTTACCTTAAAGTCCTCACGAATATATTTATCATTATCACGAATAAAATAAGGTGCGCTGTCCCAACTCTTTGCTCGCTGTATATTTTCGTTTATCCACTTTTTGAAAGCGTCCGGTACGTCTTTAACTTCGTTCACGCTTGCTGTCGTGGCTTCACTCCGACCGTCCCATTCCCAAAATTCTTCTTCGGTTTTTAGAATGGGTATCTTGTAACACCGGCAAAGGGGATGCCAACCGGTCCATTGGAAGTCTTTCGGGTACTTCCCAGCTAGTATATCGCAAATGTCTTGGAAAGGCTTTCCGTTGCAAGTATGGTTGTTGCTCAACTTGATTTCATACCCCACCACGAAGTACATCTGCTGCCAGCGTAGGTTTTCAGCTTGACGGTATGCCATATTGATTTCGGAAGCAGCCAAACGGATAGAACGATACTCGCAATCCATTGCCCGTGATGCTTTTCCGAACCTTTCCTTGTAATCTTTTTGTAGTTGCGGGAAATCGAGCAGATATTTGGAGATTTGCTTGCTTAATGTAATTGCACTCGTACCTTTTTGAATGGCACATGATATGGC